TTATATCAAACCATCTTCTTTTGCCTTCATTACCGCTACTATACGGTTTTTGGCAGATAATTTATCGACAATAGATTTCACCATGCGCTTGGACTTGGCAGGGCTAACTCCCAAAAACTCTGCAATCTCCTTGTCGGAGAAGCCTTCCGCAACCAAATTCAGCAGACGCATATCCTCTGAAGTGTAGACAACTTGGTCTGGGTGCTTTTCTATACCCTTCAACTCTTGTCTAACTTTCTCCGGCAAATATAAATTGCCTTTCAAGATTTTAGACAAAGCGTCAACTACGCCAAGTAGAGACGTGGACTTTGACACATATCCCCAAGCGCCTGCAGACAAACAAGCCAGAACAAAGTGCGGTCGTATGCAAGATGAAAACAAAACAACCTTTGTTTTTTTGTTAGTCAGAACAGCCTGCTTAACACTAGGTATCCCGGACATTCCCGGCATGTGTTTGTCGAGGAGTAGTAAGTCGGGCGGTGCGTCTGATTTCAATTCGTTCAAAGCGTCATAGTAACTGGTCACAAACTCTACTGAATACCCTGCTTTTTCAAGAGCAAGGGTCAATACATCGCCTAACAACACGTGATCGTCCGCAATTAAAATACGGATACCTTGCTCAGGTAAGGTGCCTGAGTTGGTTTTGATTTGATTGTCGTGTCTCACTTAAGGAAACCTTTCGCAGGGTACGCATCTTGTTGCACTATCGTTTTTCCATTTTTTCTGCTGCCTTCACATTTCGGCAAATCATTATATTTGAAGCCACATCTCTCGCAATGGATTCGCAACGATGAATCTGCGGTTATCTTGATTTCGACTGATCTATGGCGGTACAAAAAATCTAGTTAATGTGAAGAACAGACTACGAAAAACTGTACAACAGTTGCGATTTTTAGGTAAAAATTGTCAAGGTTACGAAAATTAAAAATGGAAAAATCGTTAAAAAAATCAAAAGCAAAAATGCAATAATCCTCCTATTCAGAATGGTAGCCTTTGCGTAGCAAGCCCCACACGAATTGCTGCCAAACCTTAAACGGTGACTGCAATTTTTACATGCGAATATTCTAACGGGATTTTTTTCCATCTCTTCAAATACATGTGACATATGTGTACAATCCATTCTTGAGTTTCAAGGAAATTTCTAAGGCAACTAATATAATTTTCTATATTGCAGTTTCTTTCTCCGCAAGTTCGTCATAGTATCCGGCGCTAAGGCGGCGATTAATCACGGCCTGTGCGAGAGAAAACTCCAATGTTTCCACCGAAACTGGAGCCTTCAAAGACACATCAGTCACGAATGCCCTATGATTGCCCATTTCGTCACATTCGAACTCTGATGAAATCAAGATGAATGCAGAACAGGGCAGAAATTGCCTAATTGCCCGAAGTTCCTCAAACATGATGGACGCGCCTCCGAACCCCTCAAGATCCACCAGAATATGGCTAATTTGGATCCCTCTAGATTCAAACGACAATACGCTTCGCAAATTCCTAGAGGTCAAGGAGCTTTTGCCAATCCCATGAAGCGAATCAGCCAAACTTCGTCTAAATTTAAAACTTGGCGATGCTACAAACGCGTAGCTGTCATTTTTCACGTTTTCCAACGCTGGTACCTCATTTGCCTTTTCCAGTGATAAAAACTTACCGTCAACTACTAGGATCCTGGATTGTTTGGGCCTTGGGGGTACTGAGTGGTGACAACCAAACAATCCAGGATATGTTCACGCGAAGACGACGCCTATGCATCTGCTTACTTCGGCCATACGGACGAATGGAGACTTGCTATTCAGCCCCAGGCACGACCGGCGTTCAACAATGGCACCGTCTTTTTGTTCACTTTGAGATAGCTATCGTTGTTCTGAAGTGATTGAAATAAATCTGATGGGTAGGTGGCAGAACATTTGGCTATGATGTCACCCTTTGGGTTGCAAAATGGGTATTTTTCACACACCTTTGTCCCAAATCTTGTCGCTTTCTAGCCTTATCTTGTCGAAAAACCACTTTTTTCTGCGTGTGCGAATGAAAGATCTTCAAGCCGTTGCAAACGATTGTTTGGCTTCTTTGCACCAATCTCAGTCTAGGGGAATCCTTTTGACTTGCCGTTCGGAGCGCTCCTGGTTTTAGACGCGCTTTGGAGCGTGATGGGATCTTTGGCCACAAAATTTCGTTGTACGATAAACTTGTTTTTCTTGATGGTCCTCGCCAACTGGTATCGTGTATTATGTGTTCTTCTTCGGGGAGTGAAGCGAACACTGGTCAGTAGCAAATAACGCGTCTTGTCAGCATTGGCTGAGATGTAGATTGGATGCACTTTCGAAAAAACAAAAGCCCTCGCGGGTTGGCGAGGGCCTTTGTTTCATTGATCAAAAATACCACACACCACGCCAGTTGTGCGAGGTCCTAGACCATCAATGCAGCGGCCAGATGAAAACGGCCTTGCGTCACCGAGCCACAGCGGCCCGCCTTCGGTCCACATTTCACGACCCTCACCAATAAAATCAAACGTGCCGCCGCCCCAGTAGAACACGCCAACGGTTGTCTTGTCGCACCATGCGCCGGGCGAGATGCGGCGCATGGTCAGGCGGGGCACGGTATCGCTCAGGTCAATTGTTTCGCCGTGGTAAAGCGGCCCTGCGCCGACCAACACCGCGCCGCCGGGCACCATTGCGAAGGTAAAATTCACATCTGGCACCGTAACGCGCAGGTAAATGCCATCCGGGGCCTTGCTCATGATGTGAGACAGGCGGTTGATCAGGGGCACGTGATCAACCTTTGCGCCCTCGCGTTCCGGGGCGGGTGAGTGGGCCGTTGCAACATCGGTGTTATCGGTGACTTCTACCGTCATCGCAAAGGTGGTTGAGGCAAGGGCGCGCCCAATTGCGCTTGCGATATCATTCAAGATTGCCATGTGTTCACTCACTTTCAGCCGCGCGCAGGCGGGCGTTGATTTCTTCGGTTTTGGTGTTGAGGCGGGCCATCAGATCCGGCGGTGACGGGCGCGGGCGATCATCAATCGCGGTGCCTTGAATTTGTGCATCGCGCAGCACCGCAAGCGAGGTCATGGCTTTGGTCAGATGCGACAACCCGCTGTCAGGATCTAGATCTTCGCCCTCAACCCAAGCGCACAGGTGGCGCATCGCAGCGCCATAATAGGTGGACGCGATCACTTGTCCCTCGCGCCAATTGTGCGGCCCGTACTTTGTGGCACCCTCGCCATGCGCAACGGCCATTTCAGCCAGCACCGCCATCGGCAGCGTTTGGAACGGCACCTTGCGCATGCCTGCCTCTTGCTTGGGATCACTTGGATTTGGGTTGATCATGCGGCTTTACCTTTTGTTTTCAGCTCGGACCGGCTGGGCAAGTTGACCTGCCAGCGCGCCCATTCACCGTGTTTTGCGTGGTAGGAAATGCCCATCATGGACCGGCCAGAAACGTAGCCAGCGCCCGCGTGATAGGCGTCTTTTGGGGCGATGGTTTGGAAGCATTCCACCGGCACACCCATGGTTTCGATCACGCGGCGGTGGTGCAAATGGCCGTGCAGGATGTAGCGAAACGCGGTTGCGCCCCAATGCGCCGAGCGCTCCGACGCCATCACGCCGGGCATGGTTTCCGCCTTGCACGTGTGGCCATGGGTTGCGCCCAGCAAGGTTTGATCATGGCGGTAAAACCACCAGAGCGAGGGGCTATCATCCACCGTCACGCGCGGGTGATCTTGGTAAAAAACAGACAGCGCCACGGATAGCGCGGCGGCGGTTTGCTCATCATGGTTGCCTTTCAAAAGGCGCACCGTGACTTTTGGAAACTTGGCAAGCGCCTGTTCAATCGCCCAGATCAACAACCGGATTGTTGCGGCCAAAACCTTTTGGTGGCGGTTGTCTACATCCAGCCGGTTGCCGCTGCGCCGGGTCGATGCGGTTTCATCATCCGCATGGGTGATATCGCCAAGGCCCAGAATGATCGCGTGATGCGCCGGGGCAGAACGTTCCAGCAATTCAGCAAAGGTGTTGCGCACCAGATCCTCAGCAATGCGCAAATCATAATCTTGGCCGGTTTCATCGCCCCACGCGAACATGCCCAAATGCAAATCGGGCCACGGAAACACGTTTAGCAAATCGCGATCAGCTTGGGCCGAAGACGGCGCGGCAGGCGCGGTGCTGCGTTGATCGCCAATGGCCTCTTGCACCGCTGATAAAATGTCAGGCAGGGAAAAACCGTCTTCTTTGGTTTTGATCCATTGCGCGGCTATCTGGCCGTTGCGGTCCACCAGCGTTGACATGCCCTTGACCACTTGGCCCGGCGGGATCTTGATCGGGGCTGCGCCGCCAAGGCCGCGCGCGGCGGCGCGCTCAAGCCGGTGATGCAGGGAGCTTCGCGCGATCCCAAGCGCCTTGGCGGTTGCGGCTTTGTTGCCTTTGTTTTGCTGCAGCGCATCAAGCGTTTGCTGCAATTGCTCATCAGAAAGCGGTTGTCCGGGCATCATTCATCCTCCTGATGATCTTTGAGAATTTCGCGTTTGATCTGGATTTCCAGCCAGTATTTCCAAAGCGTCAGAACCAAGACAAAAAAGCCCAGAACCGGCACCGCGATTTGCAAGGCGGGTTCCAGCATGTGCAGCCAGAAAGGCGATGTAAGAAGGGTTCCGCCGGTTGTGGCGGCAGCAACATCAGTTTGCATTTGCGCCCCCGAAATTGGCCGTGTGGATTGGAATTTTCATGGATACCTCCAAAGAAAAGGCCCGCGCCTGCGCATCACGCGGGGCCGGGCCATCACAGAAACAAGGTTGGGTTAGGGGTTATTCGATCACTTGAATTGGAAAGGTGAGCGCGCCAGTGCTTAACCGGCTTTCGCCTTTGCCGTGATCGGCTTCAAATGATCCGCGATTGATCTGCCAAGCGGTGCCCGCCAAATCATCATCCGGGGTGAAGATGGCCGCAGTGAATTGCCCGGCCAGATCTTGCAAGCCGCGCTCATCATTGGCTGGCGTTTGGCAGCTCAGCTCAACTTCAAGCTGCCCCTCTTTCATTTCGCGCGGATCATCCATGCTCAGGCGTTCGGCATCGGTATAGGTCACGCGCACCGCAAAAGCCGGTAGCTTTCCCTCAGGGGTAGGATGCGCCGCGCCGGTGGCATCGCGCCATCCGGGCAAGGCGGCAGTGAGGCGCGAAATCGCCTCTGCAATGACTGCATTGCTCATCTGATTTTCCTTAGCTGATTTGCGCTACGGCCCAAGCACCGGGGCCATAGGTTTCTGATATTTGCGCCACGCGCAGCTCATAGGGCGCGGCAACGCCATCTTGCGCCGCCATGGCGGCGGTATAGGTCGCGCTTGGCCCCGAGGTGTCCCAACTGCGCTGCACTGTGCCGCCCGCCCAGACTTCGACGCGGTAAGCCTCAAGTGCCTCGCCCAATGGCACATCCGCCACGCCATCGCGCCAATCCGCTTCGCCATCCAGCCGCGTGCGGCGCAACCATGTTAGGGCGATATCACCGCCGCTATTTTGCTGGCGCAGATGGCAGGGCGCATAGGGGCGCAGGCCCACGGCGCGGGCGGTATAGCTGCGCAGCCCGTGCTGATCTGGGGTCTGATCAGATGGCCCGGTGCGGTAGTAGCGCGGCACGCCGATCTCTGACGCGCCCAGATCCAGCGGCGTCAAAGTCTCATCCAAGACAACAACTGCCGCGCCGGATGGCACCGGATCTAGATCTATCACCGCATCCGTGCCAAGCCGCCCGCGCAACAGCCCGGAAATCCGCCACTCTTGCGGGCCAACCAATTGCGCATCCTGAAACTGCAAGATTTCCCAACCGCTCGGATGCAGCACCGCAAGCGCATTTTGACCATTCAAAACGTCAAACTTTGTGCGACCAACCAAATTGCCGGAATAGAGCTTGACCGTCACGCTTGCCTCTTGCCAAAGATGCATGCCAGCCGGGGCAAGATCCGCCGTAAGCTCGCCTATATCCGAGGGCAAAACCGCCTCAGCCAGATCGCCATAGCCGCCGCTTGGATCAGCCGACTTTGCAACCGCAACACTGGTTGGCCAAGGATCGGCATGGAAGGCCACATAGGTATCCCATGGGGCCGCATCGCTACCCGGCAAAATTGGCAGGTCCATAAAGCGCACCACAATGGCGCTTGCGCCTTGGCCCGCCAGCGCCGGGGCCGCACGCAGCACGCCGCCGGTTGGCGCATAGACGCCAAAGTTAAAGCTTTTGGCCTCAACCTGTTTATCCACGCCCTCAACCACACGCTCAACCATCATCGGGCGCGCGGGCAATCCATCCAGACTGACCGGCAAGACAACACCGGGCCGGATGGCGGTTGCGCTGCGCGGCAGGCGAAAGGCGATTGCATCGCGCCCATCGGCAGCCGCGCGCAAAAGCCGCTCATTGGCCGCATGCCCGCGCTCATAATCCAGCACCAAATCAATGGATGATCCGGCAGATCCGTTTTCACGGCCTGCGCCAATGATCGCGCGGGCGGGCAAGCGTTCATAATCGCCCATGCCATCAATGAAATTCAGGACCGACACCGCTGCAACATCCTCAAGCGCGGCGCGTTTGGCCTCAAAAAGTGATCCTTGGCCATCGTCCACCAAAGCCGCCTCAGTCGCCATATCAACGGTTTGCGCGGCGGATCGCGATTCAACCACCAACTGGCCACCCCGCTCAAAGGCATGCAGGCCAAGGCCAACCTCAATCGGTTGCAACCAATCGCGAAACCCGATTGGCGCGGTGGCCGGATAGCCATCCGCTTGGCCAAAACAGGCTGTCACGTCAATCTCATCCGCGCTCAGCCCGTGGCCATCCATCAGGCGGCGGGTGATCAGCTCAGCCGCCGGGGCCGCGCCCGCGCGGCCATTCAGCCAGTGCCCGCGCTGCCAATCGCCGCCATCTGACCAAAAGCCGGTTTGTTGCGGAAATTCGGGCCAAGGCCGTGCATCCCAAGCCCAGATTTGCACGTCGCCTATGTCAACCACACCCGCGCCATTGTCGCGCCACCATTCCAGCGAGGCGCGCAGAAATTGACGCTGCATAAAATCATCGCGCACACCGCTGGAAAAATGCGGCAAGGCGCTTTCAGATGATTTGGCCGCGTAGAATACATTGGGCTGATTTGCACCCTTATCCACCGCCGGGCATCCAAGCTCAGTGAACCAGATGGGCTTTGATCCGGGTTGCCAATCGGTGGCATCCATCCGCAAGCCCATTTCGCGGGTGTGGTGCGGGTTTGCGTGCCAATCGCGAATGGCCTTTTGCCGGTACACCCACGGTTCTTGGTAGGCTCCGTCAGAAATTGGCGTGCGGATCTGCGCCGCGCGGTCAGCCTCCGAGGCATAGAACCAATCCCAATATTCGCCGCCCTCAATATTGGCCTTGAGGTAGTCCAAAGCGTAGGGTGTGGTATGACCCTGCGCCGGATCATAGTCCGCATGATCGCTGCCGTCGCGCCAATCGGACAGCGGCAGATAATTGTCAATTCCGATGAAATCAATATTCGGATCTGACCACAGCGGATCAAGATGGAACCGCAGATCATTGCCGGTTTGATGGGAATGATATTCCGACCAATCCGCCGCATAACTGATCTTGGCATCCGGCAGAACCGTGCGCACATCGGCAGCGAGAGAGCGAAGAGCCTGCACAAACGGATAAGAGCCAATCGCATCCGGGGCCATGCTTAGCCCGCGCAATTCCGAGCCGATCAGGAAGGCGTCAACGCCGCCCGCCGCCGCTGCCAGATGCGCAAGGTGCAAGATAAACCGGCGAAACCGCCATTCATTCGGGCCGCTATAGCTCACCTCATCGCCTGCAATTGTGAAATCGCTGGGATCGGCGGTGCCCATAAAATCCGTGACTTCATCAGACACCGATTGCCCGGCCTCAGGCGTGATGCGCCCGCGCCATGGGTGGCGCTCTTGCACGCCAGATCCCGATGGATCGGGCAAGGCCTGATTATCGGTGATATCCATCATGACAAAGGGATAAAGCACCACGCGTTTGCCGCGCGCGCGCAGATCGCGAATACCTTCGATCACCGAAATATCCGCCGGAGAAGATCCATAATTTGGCACGCCATCCTCAAAGGAAACCAGATTTGCAGCCTCGCGGGTCAATCCGCCGGCAGTCCAAGCTGGCGCGGTGCCTTTCACTGCCATCTCTAAACGCGGCTCAATTTCGCACTGCCCGGCGCGCAGATCGGTGCCGAACCACGACACAACCAAACTTGCGGTTTGTGCGGCGGGCAGCACCGATTTCATATGATCCATAGACAAGGACCAATCGGAAATTTTAGCGTGGCGTGATGCGTTTTCTTTGCTTTCGTGGATCACATCAAACATTGACGTAAACCCGTCTATGGCTTGATCCATTGTGGTGTAAATTGTGCCATCAAGCGGGTTTGTCACCGTCCGCTTTGTCACGACCGAGGGCATATAACCCCATTCGCTTGTGCCCGGAATGATATTGACGCCCCGCACCAGATCCTCAAGCGCGCCGGATTTACCAAACACCTCAACCTTGATTTGTGGCGGGCGGTTGCCAAAATCATCAATCGGCAGATCCTCAAAGACGATATAGGCAAGGCCGCGATAGGCCGGGGCAAAGCCTTCAACCGCTTCAATCTTGGGATCAGGCATTTGCGCCTCATCCCCTGAATAGAACCGAATGCGGCCTTCGTTGATCATATTGGACAGATCAACTTGCTTGCCGTCCATCCAGATCCGGCCATAGCCAGACAGCGGGCCGCGCCCCAATCCAATCGCAAGCGAGGTGTAATATTTGTATGAGGTTTGCTTGACTGTTTGTTTTGACTTCCCCGATCCAACCGATTTGTTTTTTGTGTTGCGGTCCTCTTTTAATTTAGCCGCCCAAATCACTTCACCCGCGATGGCGGCGCGGCCTGAAATTTCAGGAATTGGCGCGCCCTCATTTGAAGTCATAATATCCAGACTGTCCAAACGCGGGCCAGTTTGTTTGATCGCAGGAGCCAAGCCCGCCATAAGGCGTTGATCAATCGCCCGGCCAAGGGTTGCACCAATTGCGCGCCCGATCACGGCAGAGCCAACACCAAACAAGCCGCCACCAAGGGACGCGCCCAGCATGCTGCCAAGCCCTGCAAATAGAACTGTTGCCATGCGTTAATCCACCGTTTCAATATTTGGATAGACCTTTGATAGCGCATCAATCGCGCCGCGCTGGGATTGAAACACCCCGGTTTGCGCAAGGGGTGTTCCGTCGTTCATCACGGTGATTTCACCGTAATATCCTCCGCCGCACGGGCAGATAATCACAAGGCAATTATTCGGGCTGATATCATCAGGGCCGGTCTCACAGCCCTCAGTCACCGGAAAGCCCCAAAGGCTTGTCAGCGGCGGCAAGCCATCGCGCGCCACCTCAATCACCCCATGATCATCCAGCGCATGAATGATCCCGCGCTTGGACAAAATCCCCAAATGTGCGGCACGTTTATGCCCTACGCGAAACACCGCGATTGTGCCCGGCTTGGGGGCGCTCACAGGCACCAAATTGGCGTGCAAAACGTCAAGAATTGGTTCACCTTGCACCGCCGCCCAATCATTGCGCCATGCGGGCGCGGGCAGGTATTTGCCGCTCAGCTCGCGCAAGATCCCGCGCGCCAAGCCAACGCAATCAGCGCCAGCCCCGCGAAAATCGCCCTGAGGCACAAAAGGCGTGCCGATCCATGCCCGCGCATGGGCCAACACAAGGCCCGGATTGATAATTTTGGAACTGGTGAAATCAAGCAAAGCGGCTTCCCCCGGTTTGATCGGTGCTATTGTCGCTGGCATATTCAGACGCAAAACCGCTGCCCGGCATGTGCGGGCACCCGCGAAAGTTCAGCAAGTTATCAAAGCGGGTGCGGCAGGTTTCAGCGGTGCGATCACAGCCCGCAGTCACATGCAGCGTGTCGCCCGGCGCGATGGCGCGGCCCGGCATGCGCCACAAGGCTATCTTGACGAGATCGCCAACCTGCGCCGTTGAATGGATATCGCCGGGATCAAAAAGATTGTCGCCGGTTTGCCAAGCCACCGTGCCGCGATCAAAGAACCCATCGTCAAAAGCATCTAGGCCGCTCACTACAATCTCAGCCCCTTGCACGTTGATCACCGTGGCGGGCGCGCTCCAATGGCTCAGATCCAGCTTGCAGCGATGATCGCCCAGCATCCGCACCGGGCAAGTGGCGGTATAAACCTCGCCAACCTCTTGCTCTAACGCCGCCGCCATAGATCGCAGCTCAGTTTGAAACGCCAATGCGCCGCGCTGGATTTCGCCAATGCGGTAGCTGCCCAAGATTTGGCGCACCGTCACATTTGAGAAATCCACATCCCAAACAACAACCGCTGCGCCATCATACAGGCCCGCCAAAATATCCGGCTCTGCGATGGCATCCGAAGACAGCGCGCCGCTTGCCTCAAGCTCATCTGGCGACAGGCCAAGAGATTGCGAGGCATCCGAGGCGCTCAGCGCGGTTTCAGCGTGGTAGGTGACGCCCTCAAATTGGATATCAACATCATGATCGGTAAACCCCATCACAACGCCATCCGCGCGCGTCAAATGAAAGCAGCGGCAAAGCGAGGTGCTGCCGCTGCGCAAAGCGTCTTCGTAAGTTGTCATGGGTTTTCCTTGTTTGGATCATCGCCAACCGGCCCGCCGCAACCAGCACAAACCGCAACGCCGCCGCGCAAAACAATGCGGCAGGTTCGGCACCGGCGACACCAAAGCGCCGCCAAATTCAAAATGCGACCCATAATCAGCCCGCTTGCGCGTCCATGCGCTTTTCCAGCAACCCAATCGACGGAACCGACCCAAGGCCGCGTTGCGCATTGAAATAAACCCATTCCGTTGCAATCTGCGCCTCAGAAAACCGCACGGGCACATCAAAAGTGAACCCGGCGGTGAGGGTGGCAGCATCGGGCGGCGGGGTGTCAAAACTGATGCGCCCGCCGGTGGCAGATAGGCTCCAACCTGAGGCTTGCGGAACGCCATTGATGGCCACTTGCAGCCCCGCCAGATGTGGCAAGGTGATGGGGCGCAGATAGCGGTTGATTGCGCCGTAAGATTTGACCAGTTGAAAGCTTTGCGTGGTGCCATCGCCAACCGCATCGCCGTATTCCGTGCTATTGGCGATCAGCGCGCCAAGCGGTTGATCCGTGGCTGTAATCGGCGCGCTGCCATCATTGCTGTGCCAATCCTGCCAATCGCGAAACCCAAAGCTGTGCCGCCGCCCGCGAGCCTCTTCAAACAGCGCCACGACCTGCGCCAGATCTTGTTTGGTTTTGATCCCAAATCCGGCATTCCAAGAGCGGCGGGAATGCACCCAGCGTTGATTGATTTCCTCATGCCCGCTGGCCAGCGTCACCACCTCATCACGGCGGGCAATCACAGCCTGACAGCCCGCCGCAACATTGCGCGGAAATTCGATATTCAGATGGCTCATAGCGCCCCCTTAAATGACGTGTCAGGATGCGACGTGTTAGGCAGTGCGTTGCGCCGCGCCCATCGCGCCGCGCATCTGGTGCGCGATCTGTGCTTTGCTCGATTGGAAGCCCTGCACATCCGGCGTTTGGATATTCATGTTGATTGTGACGCCGCCGCCCATACTGTCACCGGGGCGGCGCACGCTGATTTGTTCAGCATCCGAGGTGCGCAAAACCGTTAGGTTGCGGTCCATACCGCCTTTGCCGCTCACAGTCACATCGCCGCCGGTATCAAGCCCAAGAACATTGCCGACCCAATTGCCAGCGCCGGAAACCAATCCGCCTAGCATACCGCCGCCAGCACCGCCGCCGCCGCTCATAGCGCTCAGGTTTTGAAACAGCGCATCCCATGCGGGCGAGAATGCCAAATCAAAGAGGTGATCAACCGCATCGCCAAGGATATTTTGCCATGTGGTTTCCCAGCTTTGGCCATCGCGGATCAGGGATTTGAAGTTGTCTTTGACAGTATCCCAACCCTTGGTTTCCGCCAGCTCTTCGGTTGCGCCGGTCAGCTCATTCACCGCACCAACCAAGCCGGTGCCAGCCGCGCCGCCACCCTTGGATGATCCGCCGCCACCGCCGCCAATCGCCTCAGTCAGTTTTGCGGCAGGCACATTGATTTCGTCCAGCGAGCCGCCAAAATCAACAACTGCCCCGCTTGCCGTGGTTGCCATTTCAGACAGCGCCGCCATTTCTTGCTCAACCCGCTCAAGCTGCCCCTCAGCCCGCGCGCGCAGCAATTGCGCCTCAGCCGCTTGCGGGCCAATCACATCCGCAACAGATCGCGGCCCGGAATAGAAGTAATCCGCACCATCACCGGGGCCAAAATCCATCCCCGAAGTCGCCACGTTAAACTCAATCCGGCTTTCAGCCTTGGCAAATTCCGCCTTGGCCAGCGCTTGCGCCTCAGCCGCGATGGCTTTGATATTCGCATAGCGCGAATTTGCCTCAATCAGCTTTTGAGAGGCGGCGGTTGCCGATAGATTGATATTGGTTCCGGTTGGCCCAATCAGCGCCGCAAGCGCCACTTTTTCCTCATCCAAGGCCGTGGTCAGCTTATCAATTGAGGCGGTTGCATCATCGGCAGCGGGCCAAAGCAATCCGGCAGCGACAGCCAAGGCAGAAATGCCGCCAAGCACCAAACCAACTGGTCCGGTCAACGCTGAAATCCCGATTGCCATAAAGCCAAGCGCCATAGTCACCGGCGGGATAGCCAGCGCCAGCGCGCCCATCATCACAACGTTGCGCTGCCCCTCAGGTTCCAGCGCTTGAAACCAACCTGTGATGCCCTCAAGCATTTCGATCACCGGCGGCAGGATCTCAACCACAACGCCGCCGATCACCTCTTTTGCATCGCCCCAAGTGTTGCCCCAAGCATCCAGAATGCCTGCGCCCGCTTGCCGCGCGGCCTCAGCTTGCCCGCCATAGGCGCTGGCGATTTCATCCAAGATCATCCGCTGCGCGGCGGCAACGTCGCCGGTTTTGGCCAGATCCTTGATCACGTCCTTTTGCGCGTCCGAAAAGGTAATGCCCGCACGCGACATGGCAGACAGTCCGGCAATGGGGTCATTCAAGGCTTTGCCCATCATGATCGCAGCACTTTGCAAATCGCCATCTAAGACCGTGGCCAGATCCAGCACCGACTTTTGCGCATCCTCAAAAACATCGCCCGAGATTTCCTTGAAGGTCAAAAGCTGCGCCGTCACGCCGTTCAAAATCGCCTCATCGCCAAAGCGCGACACATCTTGCAAGCCGGACGCCATTTTAAACAGCTCATCGGCGGAATACCCAGCAGCGCCGCCGGTGACTTGCACCGCCGTTGCAACCTTGGCCTCAACCCGCGCTTGCTCATCATACAGCCCAACCACATCGCGGAACCCCGCCACCACGGCGGCGGTGCCAAGAGTGCCCGCCGCGCCAAAGGCAACCATGCCTTTGCCAGCTCGGCCAACGCGCTCGGACACCTTGGCTGATAGCCCATCGGTTTCGCGCAAGCGGCGATTAACAGACCCAAACGCCGGGCCGGTGTTGTCCCTGCCATCAATTGAGAAAAACAGATCTTTGACCTTGCCCAGCATTCAAATCACCCCTCAGGTTGGTTTTGCTTTTCCCAGTCCAGAAAAGCATGCAGCGCCCGCAATTCTTCAATCGGGCGCTGTTCAATTTCGCTTGGGAACTTGCCCAGCCTTAACGCTAACCCGTAGATAAATCGGGCGTCGGGGCTGGACTTGAAGAGTTTCCCAATTTGGCCCCATCGGAAAACGTCATGATTGCAGCGGCAATGCCGGTTAGAACGCGGCCCGGCACATTTTCGGTCAAGGCTTGGACAGTGCCCGCGCTATCATCAAACAGCCGATTTCCGTCTTTGTCCTTGGCCAGCAACAGCACAGTGTAAAGCGTGGTGAGCGCAGTGTTGCCCTTGGCGCGGGTTTGGATCTCATTGCCCTGCGCATTGGTTGGCGGATCATAGTAGATCTCAAGCGGCCCGCCATCGGCTTGGGTAATGCCGGGCACCACATAACATTGCAGGCGCAGGCGGTTGTAGTGATCGGTGAGCGCGTTCAAAACGAGTTGGGTCATGCAACGGTTGCCTTTGTCAAAACGCCGCTGGAATTGCGGAAATTGATTGTTTTGGTTGGAATGCCATCCTTGGAGCCTGACATGGGCGTGCCGGTCACTAGGATGCTGCCCGAGTAATAGCCCGAACCTGAGGTTTCGCCGCCGGGGTATAGATCCACATCCATCACATCGCCGGGGTTGATATCATCGGAAGGGTCCGCGTGATCCAGATAGACTTCCATAGATCCTGAATAGCGCGAGATTGTCGAAAACGCCTCTTCAGCCGCATCGCCCATTCCCCAACCCGCAACCACATCAACTTGGGGGTCAATGTTCCAGTTTTGCACACCGCCGAGGCGGTCAAGGCTACCGCCCACACGAATAATTCCATCTTTGCCTTTCAGCATCTTACATCCTTTCGAGAATTGCCCGGATCTGGCCAGAGCCGCCCGGTTGAACATGCGCCATGCGCAGCACCGTGCCCGCCGGAAAGCCCGGATGGGATCGGCTGAGGGTCACTTGATCATCTTGTGCGGGGTCAAACGGCAGGGCGCTTGCGCCAAAGGTCAGCACCGGTTCAGTGGTGGCCACGCCCGCCTGAAACCCATCTGCCTCAACCACACCCGCCGCCGAAAACAGCGCGGTGATTTGCACAGGCGTTTGCCCGGCGCGGGTGATCGTAACGTGTTCACCAAAATCATTCGGATCAGTGAACACGGCCCATTCATCAAGGCCTTCAATCATCGCTGGCAACCTTGACAACATCCGCCGCCGATGGGCGACCGCCAGCTTGCGCGCGGTTGGTCAAAGACGGATCATCATCCGCGCCGATCCGCCCCTTTTCCTGCAATCGGGCCAACCGCACCGGATCAATCTTGGCCGGATCAACACCGCCACCTTTGCCGATCAGCTTGCCGCCAACCTTCACCGGATGGCGCGCTTTGAAGTGTTCAGCCATCATCAAACCTCTTTGGTTTGCCAGCCGGGGCAATGCCCCGATCAATCAACATGCTGGCGATGTAAGAAACGCTGTATCCATTGACACGGTTAGGCACCCACCAAACCGCAGCGGCGGTGAAGGCAGAGGTCCAAAAACCAAAGATCAGGGACAAGGCAACCACGGGCATCGAAAACCCGCGAACGAGAACCGCCAGCGCCAATATGGCAAGTGGCGGGACAGCAAAGGCCGCGATGGCCTTTGCATGAGGTTCAAGCCAACGCATCGCTTAAGAAAGCACCGTGTCAGGCTTGCCCATTTTAAAGGACGCGGTGTTGCGGCAAGCGGTGTCGATATCGGTAAACACCCGCAGCACCTTGCCATCACTGGCGGCTTTGCTGGCCGTATCAACACGCAGATCCAAACCGGACCACATGCCAATGATCAGATCCGACCAGTTGCCAAAAATGCTTTCGCCGGTGGCCATTTGATTGGTTGTTACGCGCTCATAGCCATTCACAACGCCGCGCTCTTCAATGGCGGTTTCCCCACCCGCAAACTTGGGTGTGGTTTTCAGATATCCCGATGTGTGCGGGCTGTAAATATAAGCCAGATCACCCACATCAGCGTTGCCCGCCGCCACGGCTGTTTCCATCGCGACAATTTCCGCAAAGCTTGGAAATGCCGCGCTATCTGCCCAATCCGTGGCGTTGGCAAAGAGCTTGTCACGCAGCCCCTCTGGCGCATCCGGTGAAGCGTGCCCAACCAATGCGGTTTTGTCCAAGCCGATGGCAAGCCCGCGCAACAGATCATCACGCACCAGCGCCTCAATATCGGGGCTACCTTGCTGCACCATCCGGCGGGTCATTGGGATGGCCATACCAGCCGAATGCGGCGTCATACTAACAAGGCCAAAGTTGGCCTCTGTATCAGCAACATCCTCATCTTCACCAATCCAATAAAAGGTGCCGGTGCCGGTTTGCTTGGGGATATCAACATTGCCTTTTAGCCCTTGCAGGATCCGCACGCCACGACCCGAAAGCGCCATGCGGTTGCGCAACATTTCGATGAAAGATCCGCCGCGATAATCTTGGGCGACCAGCACGCCGCCTTGCGCCGGGGTGCCTGTGTTTTGCGAACGCATATAATTGCCATCCATCAAAACATCAGAGGGCAAGAACACGCCGCCAGCATCGCGGCCCAAAAGATCCGCCACCGCGCCAGAGGCTTCCAGCTCAAAACCCGCAGCTTGGCGGTTTCGGTCGCTTGGATTCATCAAAAAGCGCACAACATTGGTGACGCTAAAGGCGCGGGTTTCACGCTCACTCATGCCGATACGGGTGGCATTGCTGCGTTTGGTTTGCTCTTCGTCGCTGGCGATGTGGTTCATCACTTGCTCGCGAAACGCCCCAACGCTTGTGCCGCGTGTCAGCGCCCCCTCAACCGCATCGTCAGCCATTTCAAACTGGCGCGCGATCCCGCGAATTTCGGCAGACCGGGTACGCTCAGCCGCGACTAGATCTTGCGGCGGAGTTTGGAGAGGGGTTTGCGTTTCTGGATTTGCCGCGCGGGCATGGGGCGCGGCAGGAGTTGCCGAAGCGGCGGGCGCAGGATTGGTTGGCTGCGCTTGAACGGCGGGGTTTGAATTGGGCATATCAGCTTCCTTTTCAGAGACAGTAATTGTGGCCGCGCGTGCCTGATCGGCCCGACCGTAACCAACGGACGGATCAGCAGGGATCGCGACAAATGAGATTTCTTTGGGCATCCAAAGCGTGGCGCGGATAACGGGTTTGCCATCCTCATCCGGGGCCGGTTCGGCGCGCTTGATGGCGTATCCGGTGCTCACGCAAGTCACGTCACCGGATAGAACGCGGGCAAGGTAGGCATTGCCATCGGGCGTGTCGGAAAACCGCAGGGTTGCCTTGCCGCGCCCGTCCTCAATCCATGCCCGCGTGACCGCGCCAATCTTGGCATCCAAGATCGGCATGTGATCTTTGAGCAGAGGGGCCGCACCGGAATTGAGAAAGGAAAGATCCACCTCATCCGGCCCATGGCCCAGCACTTCCCAGAAATCCTGATCGCGCTCAAAATCATGGCGCAGGTAACGCGCCTCGCTTGAGAATGAGATTTCGATATCTCTGGAATCGGAAGGAGCAGCCGAAGCCGCCCCTTTAACATCCGTTGTGATTTCACCCATACGCTGGGCAAAGGCCGGGATTTTTCGGCTCATGCACTATTCCTTTTTCGGGGGGTCAAAGTCGCCCGGCACGCCATCATCAGGCTTGGGCGACCATTCGGGCACCGGCAAGCCGCGCTCTTTGAAGGCCTCCAATTCGGCCTTGCGCTCATCAAGCACGTCCTCAAGGGATCGCCCGCGCTCTGCTACAATTTCTGTTAGTGACCGCGCGCCGCTGGCCAGATCCGCCGCATTGGCGGTGGCATCATCTTTGGGATTGACGCTTTGCCAGCCGCGCGGACGCCATGTCGCCGCGTCAAACTTATCCAGCTTGAATAAGGGCAAGGACAAGCGGCCCGACAGCATCGCCATGCGCAGCCAGCGGGCAAACACCCGATCATGCAGCCCCTCAAAAACCGCGCGTTGCAGCATCCGCCACTCATCGCGCTCTTCACCTTTGCCTGCGCGCAGGCTTGAGAAATTGGCCCGGCTCAGATCCGCAGTCAGAGTTTCATAAGCAACACCCATGCCCGCCGCCTGACTGGTGCCCATGTGGCGCATAAACGGTTCAATCGCAGCCTCAGGATAATGCGGCGTGTTGAAAACCGGCTCAACACTTGGCGGCATCATCGTCACCGTGCCCGCCTCAATCTCATCAAAGGGCGCATCCTCAACCGCGCTGCCAATCTGCCCGCCAGTATGTTCTTGCTTGAAAAACACCATCGCAGCCGCGCCATAGTTGGCCGCTGTCATGGCGCTTTCCTGATAGCTTTCGCTCATATTCATCAGGCGCAGGGCGGTGGCTGATCTTGGAACCCCCAGCACTTGGGCGATTTCCTCAGGGATCAGCACATAGATCATGCGGCTTGCCGGGATACGCTCGCGAATTTGGGCGGTGCCGCGATGCGCCTCGCTATGGGGGCGGTTCCACATATGATAGGCAAGAATGCGATCACTCTGATCAAACTCAATTCCGGCCTCAATATATGCGCCGCCGGGCAAGGGCGTGGTCAGATCCAAATCAAGCCGATCAAACAGCACCGGTTCCACCTGAAACCCAAATGCGCCGCGCCCGGCACCTTCATGAAAGCGCATAAAAGCACCGCCTTCGCGGGCAATTCCGGTGGCCATCTGGCACTCAACCCCGTGCCACGACAAACGCCCGCACCGGGACGGCGTGCCCATCTTGCCCCACTTGGCCCAAGCGCTTTCAATGGTGCGATTTGCGCCATCATCCTTTTTGCCATCTGGATCGCGGACATTCATTTGCAGCCGGATACCGCTTGGCCCGATCACATGGCGGCGAAACAACATTTCATAGGACCGCTGGAAATCAAAGTTATGCGCGGCGTGGCGGGAATGCTGAATTAACCCGCGCGCATCTTGGCGCATTTCTTGGCGGGTTGTGTCGCCAAACATGCTAAAGCCAGAGGCCAGCCGATCCGGGCGCGCCGCCCGATAGGACCGCGTTTGCAGCGGCGCAGATCGGCGGTGAGACTGGGGAGCTGTTTCCGGTGCGGGCTTTGGCGCGGGTGCGCTGGGTTCAATCCGCGTCTCAGAGCGCTTTGAGTTGAAAGGCCATAGGTTCAAAACTTAACCCTCCTGATTTGAAACGGCGATGCGCCGGGGTTTTGTTCGGCCTGCACCTCGCGGGTGTAGACCTCGCGCAGCTTGAGCAGATCCGCGATGGGCGTTCGCGAAATGCTGCGCCCTTCGATGCTGTAGCTTTCGGCATCTTTGGAAACGCGCCCCTCAAGCGTGGCTTTGATCGCATCCAAGATCCGCTCGGCGCTGGAACGTTGATCACCCGTAGACGCCGCCGGATCTGGCAACACTTCGACCCGGCCAGTGGCAAGTGTCGCCCGATCCCCGCTTGCACCATGAAACGCCAGCGCAACCCAAGTGAATTGCCCCGGCGGCACGACGGCGGATTGCGCGGATGAAAGGCGCAGCTCATAGGCGTCTGCCCCGGCAATCGCGTCAATTTCAACAGATGCGCCGCCCGCCAGTGGTCGCAGCACATAGCGCAGCGACCAATCAGCGGGCGGGTGACTAGCAAAGGCTGTTGCATCCAGCCACGCCCAACCATCGCCCGCGACCAATGTTGTGGGAATGCAGTTTTTCAGGGTCATAAAACTTACCTCAACCGGGGCCAATTCGCAGACAAAAGCGCCGCCGTAAAAAGCAGCGCCAGCGCCTCAGGGTGCATCACGTCAGGCATCAAAATGGAATTTCATCATCAATATCGCGCGCGGGTGGCGGGCCATCACTACCGCCGCTGCCGGACCCGCCGCGATCAGATTGCCCCGATCCCTCACCAGATCCGCGCCCATCCAACATCAAAAGCGTTGCCTTGAAGCCTTGCAAAACAATCTCAGTCGAATAGCGATCTGCGCCGCTTTGATCTTGCCACTTGCGGGTTTGCAGCTTGCCGCTGATCATCACCTTTGAGCCTTTGCGCAGGTATCGCTCGGCAATGCCAACCAAACCCTCAGAGTGGATTGCAACGCTGTGCCATTCCGTCTTTTCGCGGCGCTCGCCTGTGTCGCGGTCTTTCCAGCTTTCAGAGGTGGCAATGCGCAGATTGCAAACCTTGCCGCCATTTTGAAAGGTCCGCACCTCAGGATCGCGCCCGAGGTATCCAACCAGTTTGACTTCATTCAGCATGACAGCCTCCTCTAGTTTGCAAATTGCATCCATGTGTTTGTTTTGCTGCGATGGAACATCCGCTTGGATTTCTTGAACAGCGCGGCGCGATTATCTGGCGTGTCGCGCATCCAGCCCGCATCCGGCACCGAACCATCATCACAAACCAATCTGACTTGACCCACCCGCACCGCAGCCCGCACCCCGGCATCTATCCGGCGGCGGGTATTTTCGGCCCAATCACCCGATTGCACATCAGGCCAATCCAGCGGAGCGCACTCAACTGCATTGCCGCCCGGATCAAAGATCTTGGCCATCGGGCGCGAGACAGTCAGGCGCTCAAACTTAGAGACCTTTTCGGAGTTTTTCACCCGACATGTGTGGCCGGGATTGGCCAAATGCACCGTGTATTCGCCATACGAAAACCGCTCAATCACGCTCATGCCAACCACCGCCGATCTAAGGACAACCCTTTAGATCGGGCGCGACCCACGCCCGATCACCAGTTTCGTTTTTTGGGTTTCTTCACCGCCCAGCCGCTCTTTTTCGGCGGCTTGGGCGGTGCCTGCTCAGGCTTCGTTTGCCCGCCCGTTACATCGCGATATTCGGACTTATCCAGCGTGATCGCCATCATATTGCCCGCACCCGGCAGCGCCCAAGCGGGCGGGTTTTCGTGGTTAAGCGCTTCGGCTTCCAACACGATCACCAGCGCCAGCGAATAGACCGACAGGTCCAGCGCTTCATTGCGCAGTTGGCCGGGGCGCTTGGCCCATCCGCCCTCATACCGACGTTCGGCGCAGTATTCCGCGAACACCTCATGCGGGGCGTATTTGGAAATATTGAGCTTTCGCGCCCCGCCAGCCTCGCGCATCAGCGATGCGGCAACCTCATCTTTGAGCCGATCCGTGCCCGCCGTGATGGCAGGCACATCGCGCGCCACATGCTCTTTGCCGCGATGCGCGCTTTCAGGCGTGCGCAGCACCGCACGCGGGGTTGTGTCTTTGCCTTTGCCCATCACCAGATAAAACCGGTTGGGATGCTCAAGCCGCATCTTGCGGTAGAAATCCCGCGCGCGCGGCGTCACCCCCGGCTCACCGCGCAAATCGCAAACCGTAGCAAGGATCTGCAAGGCATGATCCGCCCCCGCAACCGGATAGGATTTGAGCATATGCGGCAAGAGTGCGTCCCAATCCTCGCCATACATTTCCGGCTGGATGCGCCGCCCCTTTGGGTTTGGCGCGGTATCGGGCGGGTTGACCACATCAACGCGGTCAATCACCACCCGCTCAAGATCCAGTGACCACGCTTCTACCTGACCAACAAACCGCCCCTTTTGAACGTCGAAAGCGGCGGTGAGAAAGGCAGTGTTGGCCGGGGCCACTTGCCAAGCGTGATCAGTAGCGCCAGCTTTGAGCGCATCCACCGAAAGCCCAGCCGAAACCGCACGGGCACGCGCCAAATAGGGCAAGCCAAGCTCAACATTTGTGATGGATTTCAAATCCCCTTCATCGCCGGTTAGCTCATAGACCCCTTCGGCCTCAATAAAACGGCTCACAATCTTGGCCCAGCTCGCCAGCGCGGCAGCAGGACCGGGCAACCAATAAGATGCGGTGGCCACCTCGCGGGTGAGCTGATCCAAAGGCACCAATGCGCCGCCGGTATCCTCATGCAACCAGCGCGCGCCTATGTTCAGATCCGCCTTGTGCCGCGCTTCAATCACACATCCGTTTCCACTTGGGCACAGCATAAAAGCCGCTGCCCCGCGCTCGGCGGCGCTGCCTGTATCCGGGTAGCGCAAGTGATCAAAGCGCGGCTCAAATTCATGGGCGCAATGCGGGCACGTCCAATAAAGCCGCCCGCGCGACCCCTTGGCATAAAGCGGCACAATCCCGCCCGATACGGTTGGCACATCGTGCGGCGTGTCCGGCGTCCATTCATCATCAATCACCGGAAAGCGCGGCGAGCTTTCAACAATGGTCATGGCCCGCGATCCGGCATCCTCTGTCCGTTTGCGCATCAGGTTAAAGGCACTGCCTTCGCCTTCACCCTCGGCATTGCGCCCGATATCGGCGGGGAATTTGTCGTAATCCGTACCGATGCACAGGGCGATTGACCGCTGCGCCAGCTTGTCACCAACGGGCCAATCAATTGTCAGGCGCGTGCCGCCGGTGAATTTCTTGGTAAAAATGTTGTCCGCGCCCTTGCCGGTGCCCAGCTTGGCTTTCAGCTCAGGGCTATTGCGGATCAGCTCATCAAGCGCGCCTTCTGACCATTCCTTTGCAGCGCCCTTACTTGGCGAGAACATCGCCACAACGCGGGGCTGCGCCAGCACTGCATGCACCAGCGGGTTGATCACCAGCCCCTCAGATTTCGAAGACCGCGCCGGGCCAACAAAAGCGATGCTATCAAAGCGCCGCGATGTGGTCACATCCATGGGTTCGGTCATGTAGGGCGCAACATCCGCGCGCCATGGCACCCATTGCCCGCCCGATTTGATCATGCGGCGCGGGGCCGTTTGTGACACCTTGACCCGCGCCCGTGGTTGCAAGACCGGTAGCGCCGCAGCTATCGCTTTTTCGATGCTGCAAAAGGGTGGCAATGGCTCAATATCAAAGAGCGTTTCCGTCGCTTTCCCTGCCATCGCCAACCACCTCATGCACCTTTTGCGCGGCTTGTGACAACACATCGTCACAGGCGCGCTCAACCTTTTCCAGATCGCGCCCCTCAAGGCCGAGTTCGCGCGCCAAGCGGTCCGGCAGCGCATCCAATCCGTCGCGGATAGCGGCAAACACATCTTCAATTCCGGCTTGCACATCCTCAAACCGGATCAGGTTGTTGCGCTTTTCTGCCTCAACCCGGCGGATGGCCTCAAGCTCCAAAAGCTTGCGCTGATCGGTCAGGCTCATTTTGCCGCTTTCGCCCGATGCGGTTTCGCCGCCCAGCAAGGCCAAGGACAATTGCGCCGTTGCCGCGTCACCCGCAGCCTTGGCGCTTTCCTCATCGGCGCGCATTGCCTTCATCCAAGCGAATGCCAGCGACAAACGAAACTCATAGGACCGGCCATTTGCCCCGGCGGTTTCAAAGGGCAGTGGATTTTCACCGCGCCGGAGCCATGCGGAAATCGTGGTGCCCGAAACCCCAAGCCCAACCTCAAGCTGCGACTTGTTCACAACCGCATCCGGCACACCCTTTGGCAGCGGAAACCGCTCAATCAGTGCGGCTTCTTCGGCGGTGAAAGGACGAAGATTAGAAGCCGTCATCTCCTCCCCTTTCTTTGAGTGCTTATGCTTTATTGCGGATCTACTATTTGAAGAAATTCCTTGTGCTTCCTGAGAGAAGCTTGAAGTAAGCGATGATCAGGGTTGTCGCCTTTCACTTCATCAACAAGAATATCGCAGGCATTTACTAAATCAGAGCCTGCGATTCGTACTTTTTCGATGTGAGCATACCTAGAATTGGACCTATTTACTTCCTCTCGAAGTGAGTAATAGCCTGCGTATAAAGTCTCGCGGCCACCCTGATCGGAATTCATCCACTGGTGATATATTTTTTCGGATGCATTTAGAAAATTCGTTGCTGAATTCGCAAGATCCCTCATGTTAGCTCTTTTAGGTGAAGCTAATTCTTGCCTTAAACTCGAAATATCAGAGTTTTGTTCTTTGTGGATTTTCGAAATCACAAACAGACACCTGAGAAAAAAAATCACGCCGCAAACCAAAAACACTAAGCTCCAAATTGAGCTTTCGACAACCTCAGTTTGAAAAAGCGTGATATATCCGTCCTTAGATGTTGCCGAAGCAATCCACGAAAGAAACAAGGCCACAATCCCAACGAGGCTAACCCACCACGATAATGCGCGCCTAACTACTTCAATCCAAAACTTCATTTCTCAAACCACGCTATTTTACCTTAGCTAGACTTATCAACATCACATCCCCTCAACAACAACCACAACCCAAAACGAAAGGGGCCGCGAAAAACAAAGATACACACCATACATGATCGCGAATTACCCATGTAGCGGGGGCTTCCAAAGAACCTATCGGGTCTATTTCATCGCCCGGCGCATTGCTTTGAGTAGGGCTTGCGGCAGGCGGGCGGTTGCGGTCTTGGCAGCGCCGCTGATCAACTTCAAGCTGGGCTTGTAACGCGCCTTGCGCTCATAGCTGACCAGAAGTTTCAACTTCGCACCAGACTTGCGACTTGTATTCTTTGTCCCTAACCGCCGATAGATCCCAGCATGAGAACTACCCTTAGGCTTACCTGAGAAAGTGTTAGGCATTGCCAGCACACGACCAACCGCACCGCGCGGCATGTTCCCGTATTTGTTGACCCGCTGACCAACGGGCACAAGGATTGCCCGACGCTTGGGCTTTCGTGTGCCACCATCCTCTTGCCATAGCAGATAGTCCGCTTGAATGGCCTTGGCAAAGATCACACCGCGCAGATTGCGTTTGGTGGCGCGCTTGATCGCAAAGGCTTTCATGGTGAAGGGCGTGGGGTTGTCCAACCGGCGGCGCAATGTCTTTTCCCAATTGCGCTTAATCTCATTCAGCACTTCGTTGATGGCCAACGACATGGCAAAGGGCACTTGCTTGCGGGCCGCATTGTTCAAGCCACGCTGAAACTGTTTGGCGTTTGATGTGATACGCAGATCCATAGACGCAGCCAATCTGTTAGCGAGACTTGAACGATACAGCCCGAACCTCTGAGACAAGGGGAGCATGCAGGCAATCTCAGAGGTTCGGGGGGTGTCGGAACATGGCCAGATCCGCCGGTGCGGTATTTCTTAGCCACTTCTCGACTGTGCCAAGACGTATACATCAAACATTTGAGCGTTGACCAAACTCAGATTTGGAGTGCGGTGCTGAAATATAACCGCAAGAGATTGCAAGACGCTCACCAACAGCGGCGATAGATACAACCAATTCACTTTGGGCTAACTCATTGCCAATGGATGCACCGGCGCGTTTTAGAATATCATTACGGCCAAGCCCATCAATCGCCATCCATTCCAGCAACTGCCTAAAGGGCGTGCGCGCCAAACCATCACCGCGCCGTTGCTGCCTTGCCTCGCGATGAGGCACCACCAGCTCACCACCCTCAAGCGCGGCATGCATCATCCGCAACCGCTCAGCCTCAGCCAAGGCGCGCACGCTTGGCCCGGCGGTTGGCGAAGAGCTACCCGTGCCAGATCCACCCGCATCACTGCCGCCGATTGAACCGCCGACAATCTCAACCGCTTCGATATAGACCAGCACGGCAGCGCGGGCGGCAGGGGTTAGATTGGCCATCATGGGCGCAGGTTTGGTGCGCCAGACGCGGGCACGCTGGCTGACAATCTCGCCATCACCATCAACACCGGTGCCAACCTCAATTTCCGCGCGCTCAACATCCGCGCGGGCAAGCCGCGTGCGCGTGCCGCCCAAAGGCGTGGCATGTGTGTCCCATGCAAAGGGTGGAAGGGTGACGGTGCCTTGGGCTTTGCGTTTTCTGGCCATGCGGGGATTTCCTTGCAAAAGTGGCCAACAGGGGTGGCCGGGGTGACTTGGGTGGGGTGACAGCCGCCCGAACACTTTTGAGAAAAAATCTATATATGATTTTTCTCACATATACGGGCGGATTTTCTTCACCCCGCACACCCCTCTATCTATTTTTCTGTTTAATAATAAGAGGATAGAAAAAAGAAGAGAGCTAGAGGGGTGATAACTGGGGTGGCTTTTTCAATTCTCGGGGTGACTTTTTCCCCTTGGGGTGACTTTTATTTCGCCAATTCCGGCTTTTTTCCTTATCGCTTCTCAGCCGGACTACGGCTGAGGCCGCACAAAGCCCTCTGATTTTCCAATTGGGTGACGTTTTTTTCACCTCCCCTTAGGGGGCGCGGGGTTTGGGGTGACAAATGCGGGGGGGGGCTAGAACGGCGGGCCATCCGGCTCAACTGGCGCGCCAAGAACGCCCTTGATCAGCTCTGCCGCATCCTCAGACCAGCTAAAGCCCTTGTAGTGCGCGTAGCCTTTGACGGGGCCTGTCTCATAGCCCTTTTCAACCATGATATTGCGCACGGTGGATTTTTGATAAAGCTGGAAACCGCCTTGCTCGCACCACGCCTCATGCACGGTGAAGAACTCTTTGACAGGCACCCGCCCCTTGGGATCTGGCACGACCATTTCGCCCAGAAACACGCCAACCGGATCGGCGCTTTCCAAAAGCTGCGTTTTGAGCTTGGTCATACTATCCGGCAGATCCACACCAATGCGCATGAACTCCTGAAACCCTTCAATCATCCAGTTGAGAATGCCCGGCCCTTCGGCCCTTAGCTCTGCCTCAACAGCGCCCTGCGCGCGTTGTTGGTCCGCAGGCAGGGCGCGCAGGTTCACGTCAAAGGGCACAAAGACCAATCGGCGGCGGGTGCCCTCATCTTCGTCTTTGACCTTGGGCGTGCGATTGCATGACAAGATCGGAATGCCGGTTGGCGTCCAAAAGAACGGATCGGCATATAGCCCGCGCGACATACGGCGATCACCGCCCGTTAGCCCTTTGATTTTCTTGGCGCTCAGAACATCGCGCGCGCCCGGTTCAGTCGCGATATAGGCGCGCGCACCCGGCAAATCCGCCTCTTCGGGCGTGGCTGCACTTGCCGCCGCTTGGCCGGTTTCAAGGAACATTTCGATTTTACAGGGCGCGGCATAGCCATCTTGACGGCCAAGCACATGGCTGAGGGTATTGAGCAAAGTCGATTTGCCATTGCCACCGGGGCCGCGCAGCAAAACGCAGATCTGCGCGCTGTTTTCACCAAACAAGGTTGCGCCAAAAATGCGCTGCGTACAGGCGCGAATTTCATCATCAGGAATGATTAATTCCATAAAATCCACCCAGCCCGGACAACCCGCCGCCGGATCGAATTTGACGCCCCCGCATTTGGTTGGCAGATGCGCCCGATCGACAGGCTTGAGCCAGTCCATTTTGCTGGCGATCACCTCAGCATCCGGGGCGTCATAGGGCGCTTCCCAATCGCGCACGGCGCGCAGATCCAAATCGCCATTTGGCAAAACAAAGGTCCAAGGATCATTGTCCATTTCCTCAACCTCAGCCCGCCTTTGATGCTCGCAAGTTTCAAGCGCGCTTTTGACCTTGGCGGCATTGCCGCACTTGGTGGCGTGTTGGCGTAGCTTGGACGCAGCCGCAAAGCCCATCATTTGCCGGGCATCATTGTGGGATCTGACAAGGACCGGCGGGCGCTTGTGCGCCATCTGATCAATAAAGGCTTCCAGCTCTTCTATTGGGGCGTCAAAATTTGCCTGTAAAAACTCAGCCTCTTCTATGACCAACTGGCGCAACTGGTGGCCAATCTCGCGCGCGGCCAAATTGCCCGACCGGAACGAATAACGCGTGCCATCCCAAACGGCCCAACCCTTGCCGGAGACAAACACCAGATCTTGCCCATAGGCTGACAAGATCCGCGCGGCGTTATCCTCATCATTCATTTCCAGATCAAGCCGCTCAGGCATCGTCAAAGCCGAGGCACGCAGGCCAGCTATAAGCGCGTAGGGTTTACCCATAGATATGCCTCCTGTGAGTATTGGGGATTTCGGCGGTGAAGGGCATGGCAGCGGCTAAACTGCCAAACCGTCTATGCCTCATAAAGTGTTCCAGCCTTGGCCAGATCCGCAAAATCCTGATCATGATCCCAATGCCCCAGCGGGATCGCGAGGCGTGCGCCATCCGGGCAGGCATGGGATATTTTGGCCAAGGCACGCTCAGCATGGATGCGAGCAGCGTCGGGGCATTTTGTGCTTGGATCGGCCAAAATGGTTGCGCAACTCACACCATCGGGCGGCAACCAGCCGGGGCGCGGCCCGTCCAATTCCGGTGATGGGTTTGGCAGACGTTTGCCGGTGCGGCCAACCCCGCGCCGCGCGCCGGTTTTGGCCTCAGGTCCAGCCAATGCGCCCAGCGACAAAGCCGCCTCAATTCGGGCGTTAAATTCTGGATTGAGGGCGCGGGTGGCCGAATACACCGCGAGCGTGGTTTCAATACCTTCCCCCACAACCACGCGCGGGCAATAGGGCTTGGACAGCACCACCGGATTGCCAAAAATTTCACCCGTGCGGCCCAGCATCTTTTTGGGCACCTTGTGGCCGTCCGGGGTATGGGCACGGCCCTTGCGCGGGTCAGCCGCGTTAAACCATGTGCGATGTACGCCAATCAGTTTTTGCCGACCAATAAACGCCACCATGGCGGGGCCGCGATGGATCAGCTTGGCCCTGCCATTTTCATCAGCCCCGTCATAGCAAGGTAGATCCGCGTGATAGCGCAAAGTTGCAGGCAAGCCGCCAATCGCTTCAATGCGAATGCCGCGCCCCTCAAGATAGGCCATCAAATCGGGGTGGTTGGCGACCGATGCACGCCACACATTATGCGCTTTGGTCACGCCGCGATCAGCCAGCTCAGCCGCCGCGCGTTCGGCTTGGCGTTGTCGCGCCTCAGACTTGGCCTTGAATGCCGCGATCCGCGCGGGATCTGCGGTGCGATCAATGTTTTCACTATCGGCAAGCGCGCGCACAGCGGCGGTGAAGGAAAGGCCATCGCGTTGCATCAAGAAATCAATCACCGATCCCTTGGCCTGACAGCCAAAGCAATAGAATTGCCCGCCGGTGCCCTTGGGTTCAGTGACATGAAAGCTTGGGGATCGTTCACCATGAAACGGGCATGGTGCCCAATAATCACCTTTTGCCGGTTGGCTTTTGCGCGCATCCCATTCAACAGTTTGCTCAACAATTGCGCGCAGCGAAACGCGGGCTTTGATTTCATCAGACAGGGCCATGTTGTGCCCCCTTGGATGGGGCAGGCACATGCCGCCAGATCTTGGCCAGCGTGACACCAAAACGCGCCGCGCTACGCAGCGCACGCTTCTGCGCCGCCAGCTCACAGGCCTTGCCAGCGCACACCCAAATGCAGGCACCGCGTAGGATATCGGGCAATTCTGGCACGATGCCGGGCCAAAGAGGGAAGCCAAGGCCAGATGAGACCGGGAACAAATTGCAGATTTCGCAAATCTCAGACGGGGCGCGGGTCATGACAAAAGCCCCGCGTGATCAAGCGTTTCCAGCGCCGCCGCAACCAAAACCTTGGCCGAACGCGCCGGTATACCCATCCCTTTTTCAACAACCTCAAAGCCGGTGTTCTTGCCGCAGACCTCTTCTAGAACGGTCATTAACCGGGGCGGCAAAGCATCACTTATCGCCGCATATGCCCCCGGATCAACCGCGTTGCGCGTCAAATAAATTGACTGAAACCGCCCCTTGGTTTTCACGTGCTTATCCGTGATTAAAGTTTGCCCAGAGCGGCGCGAACACGCCTCAAGAGGGCACGAATGAGACCAGCCCATTTTGCGCGCAGGCCGCTCTTGCGGTTTTTCGTTGGCCAAAAGCCCCTTGACAGAATCCAGTGAAACCGTCGCTTCTTCGGCGCGCAGAGTAAGTTTGAAACGCCGAATTCGGCGATCCGTTGGCCCGGCAACTTCCAACCATCCAAAAGCGACCGCCGCCAAAAACTCTTCGCGAGACAGGCTTTCCCCCGCGACATTTTTGGCCAAAATCGCGGCGCGCGGCGCATCGCCGGATAAAACGATGGCATCCGATTTACTCAAAACCGGGATCACCTTTGCAATCGTCACAGAGAATTTGCGCGCATCCAACCCCAATGCCCTTAGTACCAATTCGCGGGAAACCGGACCACGCGGCGGCATAGGCTGGCTTAAAATAAAGGTTTCCAATCGCTGAATAAGATCATCAAATTCAGGAACATCGCGCGCGTTCTCAACAACACGAATACGGCTCCGAAGCACATTGGACGGGGCACAACCCTGCGCTGTTCCAATGGCGCGCATAGACTGACCAAACAGCACGTTTTCAAAATAAGCCTGCAAAGCGTAGGGCGAGAGAAAAAGATGCTTCATCGCACTATCCCCACAATATCAGCCCGCAAGGATGCAGCCGCAACAGCAGCGCCAAGCCGCATCTTAGCGGCTTGCGCATACCCAGCCGCCGCCAAGCGGCTTGCGCCATGGTGGTGAAACATCTCAACCAGCAACAAACCCGCCTCAATTCCGGCGCGCTCAAGTTGATAGTTTTGGCTCATTTCCGGCAAATGCTGCCAAGGGCTGTCATTGAGCCGGATGGCCATTGCGGCGGGTTTTGGCACTTGCCTCATGATACACCACCCGTCCGCGCGGCATCGCGTATCAATCCCCGAAACGGTGCAAGCTCTTGTGTGACCCATGCCCAGCCATCGGCAGTGATGCGCAGCGAAGGGTGGATTTCACCGGTGTTTTCCACAAAGCCAAGATCCTCAGCAATTGCGACGGAAAGCTGCAAATCTAAAGGCTCAAGTTCAGATGCGCGCATCAGTGTGGCAGCCGTTTCGCAATGCATCTGAACAGCGGCCAAAAATTTCAAAAGGGGCGGATTACGCATGACGCACCCCCATTCTGGTGGTCAGGTAGGCTGTTTTTAACCGAATGCGGATCGGGCGCGGGATCATGGCCAGCGCATCACCGGCAATCAACTGACCCGCACCAGATGGACCGGGCAAGGCCCGCGCCTGCCCAGCGTTCACCACATCCAGCATCGCGCGCGGCAAAGCCCCGCCGCCAAGCCCCATTTTGGTTGAAATAGCCAGCAGCTCGCCAGTTTCGATTTTCCCGTGCATCAGTAGGCCACCGATAATCACGCGGGCTAAGGAAGGCACCTTTGACGTTGCATCTTTCATGCCGCAATCCCCTCAACCCGGTCACAATAAGGCACCGGCTCATCAGGAACCCGCAGCACCAAACCGCCATTTCCGAAATCTTCTAAAATGCGGCATGGCACCGCTAAATGACGCCGCGCAGCGATAGCTTCCCACGGTCTAACAATTAGAGTGAGCGCATGCCCCTTAATGCCGCGCTGATGAGCGATCACGCCACCTTTTGCGCTTTGGCAGATCATGAAACGCCCAATATCCGCCCCAACTCCAAATGAAACCTCAAAATGGGTTCCCTTTTCGGAGGCCGGGAAATACCGCTTTCGCGCAGCACCGTTGATAATGATGTGAACGCGCGAAACGCCGCGCTGATCAACTTTCACAGCAAGCGAAATCCGCTCTTCAATCTTGCCGTTCTTTTTGGGTGCTTCTGGTGTTGTGGGTTCAAACGCCATGATTGAACCTCGCCCACTTCGACAACTCGCAATCAACTATGGGTTGCTTTTCTCTTTTCTGATTTGCCACGACCTGAACTCCAACATCTTATTAATGATGTGACCACTTAAAACGGAGGAACAGACAGGCGGGAGGGTCAAAATTGACCGCGAAAAGACATTTATTGTCGGCAATCCGGCATAAATTATTTATTACTTTCAAATAGTAACAGCGGACGACAATGGTGACTCAAAACGGACAAAAATGATCGCAAAGGGTCATTTTTGTTCACAATGACTTCAAGAGCGTGCCGTAAACATCAGCCAGTAGCACAAGTGACACCATTATGCCCGCAGGGATTAACTGTTCGTTTATTCTTTGGATTCCAAAAACAATTCAACCTTGACGTGATTCCATTGCGTTTTGAATCTAGCCATATTTGGGGAGTTGTTTTTAATGTTGACAGCATCATATATTTCGCACAAGATTCCTGTGCAGCCGCAAAAAACGGTTGCCGGGATTGGAAACCCGCATATAATACGGCGTCCAAACCGCGCCCAAATTGCGCGGTTTCTTTATGGGTTCGGGCGTTCGGGGCTGCTTCGGCAGGCCGTTCCGTATTGCGGTATTTCCAACTCCGTTCGTCCGGCCCACCCAAGATTGGAAACTTGGCAAGCCGGTGTTGTAAACGCCGTACGGAGGCTAGCCATGTCTATTAAAAATTCTTTGGGAAACTGCAATCAAGATCCGTCAACACACATCCCGATGGAGAAACTTGAAGAGGCGCTTAGCATTGCTCAGCAGCTAGTCGCGCGCGATGGCCCGATCTTTCAACCCGTCCTTGATAGGATCGCAAGGGAAGTTTCAGCCAGACAGACCCAACCCACAAGTTTAGCGCATGAGGTCAAACAATGACCGATCATTGCTTAACCGTGACAATTAACCTGCAAAAACAGTCTTTAGCAGAAGTGCAGAAATCCGTCGAACTTAAGTATCTTGAGCTTGCTCTAACTGAAACAGATGGGAATAAAACGCACGCGGCAAACATAGCAGGCATTACCGTTTTAACGCTTCGTCGAAAATTGGAACGATACAACGTCAAAAAAGTTTATACGCTAGAATGAAGCGCGATATTGACCCCAACAAGCTTAGAGAGGCTCTAAGCGTTGCCGCGCAATTGGTCGCACGCGATGGCGAAATGTTTTTGCCGGTATTTGAGAGAATAGAGGCAGAAGTGGCGGCGCTAGATCGCCGCAGCACATCCCTAGAACGCGCCCGCGCGCTTGGCCGGTGCGCCGCAACAACCACTCACGGCATTCAAAATGCAATCAAGGACAATGCAGCACGCCGCCCCTCCAAAGCACCGCCATCGCCATAACTAGGGCGATGGTACTTGTGCCCTAAAATATCGGCACGCACCCGATCATCAACCTTTGCGGCCAACAATGCATTTTCGACATAGTGGCGCACAGAATAGGCCGAATGTGCAGGCGTCTCCTTTAGCCCGTTGGTTGTCATGAATTTATTGACACAAGCGGACCAAGATCCAGCCTTATTCCCATATTTTTGAATGCCGCCCCGCGCCACAATCCGCTTGGCGGCATTCAAAGAAACACCAAGCAACGGCACATCGCGCCGTGTATGCGCAACCTTTAATTCACGGCCATGCGGGGCAATGCGCAGAAATGGTATATCCACCTCAACTTGAAAATCCTCAACTGGTGCATCGGTAATTTCACTTGGGCGACACCCGGTATTTAGGGTGATCAAAAACACATCACGCGCCTCATCATTTAGCCGCGTCAGCGCATCAGGCGCTAATAGTTTACCCTGTATCCACTCTTTGCTAAATGCCGGGCGAGTTCGCTCATCCCTGCCCTCTAAGCGCAGCTTTAAAAACGGGTTGGGCATTTCAGCATTTTTCAGATCCGCCCAAGTGCCAAAAATTTCAGCCAAATGGCCAAAATCTTTATTGGCACTTTCGATTTTCATGCCGCCCTCAACCCGATCAGACCACCAGCGCCGAAACTTCAATGCATCGGGGCGGGTAATTTCATTAACAGGCTTTAGGTTTCGAACACCGCGTGAATTATTCGGCGATGTAACCGCAAGAAAGTTATTCACGGCCCTTTCGCGCGGCAAGCTCCAGCGGTGACGCTGAGCATCTGATTTTTTAATATGCCGCGTTTTAGTAAGATCAAAATACTCTTCTAAAACCTCAGGCAGCGTTGGCAATGCCTCAGGAACAGCACCCAAAACCGCCTTTGCATCTGATAGCGGTGATTTTAGCACGCCATCGCCGCTCAATGATAGAACGCGATGCATCAACCTATCAAAGTCACCATCAGTAAGGCCCGGCATTGGCGTGTACGAATACCCGCGAACCTCTGCCAGAGTGCGCGCCGCCTCGTAATGCGCTCTCGCGCTGGCATCATCACCAACCGCCAAAGCTTCCCACTCAGCCAACCGAGCGGCCTCAACTTGAGAACCTTTAGCCTTCGCCTCTTTTAAACTATCTGTGTGCAGCGCTTGACGCACTTGTCCAACTGGCTGGCCATCAACCCCGCACACCAACCCAAGGAAGCGCTTAGGAACGCGCTTAACCCAGTAGTACCGGCCACGGTCATTCACAACGCCCAACAA